CATGTGGTAGTTGATGAAGATATAATGAGAACGCCTCTAGGAGGGTTCGTAAATCACTCTGAAGACCCCAATTGCGTAAAATGGTACGAAGACCAAGGATGGGGAAGAATCTATTATATGAAGACGATTAAAGACATTAAGAAAGGAGAAGAGTTATTTCTAAAGTACACATTTTATAAAGTAAGTTAAAACTCGCTAAATATAACTGACTTCCTATATTGTCAGTCAATGGCGAACACATTGTCCTTTAGGGACATCAATATCACTTTTAAGAAGCATCCTGTTACTGATGATTTAGTTGTCAGTAGGGATGCTTCTGCTATTAAGCAAGCAATTGTAAATTTATTGCTAACTAATAAAGGTGAACGATTGATGAATCCTGAATATGGATCTAATATAAGAAGTTATTTGTTTGAACCTCTAGATTATGCTACTGCTAGTCAAATTACAACAAATATTAGATATTCAATAGATAGATGGGAACCAAGGATTTCTGTTAGTACACTTAAAGCATATCCAAATTTTGATGATAATGGATTTGACGTTGAAATGACGTATTCAGTAAGAGGAACAGACACTCCACCAGTAACCGTAGACTTCTTCCTTGCAAGGACGAGATAATGCCATATACCCAGTTAAACAACTTAGACTTCGCTGATATCAAGACAGCTCTCAAAGAATATATGAGAGCACAGACTGATTTTACTGATTATGACTTTGAAGGATCTGCAATTAGTCAGATGCTTGATGTAATGTCGTATAATACTTATTATACAGCATTTAACACTAATATGGTGGTGAATGAACTGTTTCTTGATTCCGCAACTCTTAGAGATAATGTAGTAGCACTTGCGAAACAATTAGGGTATGCACCGAAATCTATTACCGCACCTACGGCAGCAGTTGATCTAACATTAAATTTTAATGGTACAGCACCTGCATCATGCACTCTCAAGGCTGGGTCTGGGTTTATAACTAATTATGATGGATCTTTATATCGTTACGTTCTCAAGGAAGATAATAAAGTTAGTGTTATAAACAATTCCGCAAATTTTGTAGATCTTCCCATATATGAAGGATCATTCTTAACTATAAGTCAAGTTGTTGATACAGCATTAAAGAATCAGAGATTTATTATTGATAATGCTGGTGTTGATACAACTACACTTAGAGTAAGAGTATTTGAATCTGCAAATTCTTCAATCTTTACAGATTATTCTCTTGCTAATAACATATTAGATATTGGTTCTAATGATAAAATATATTTTCTTAGTGAAATAGAAGATGAGAAATATGAAATATTTTTTGGTGATGGTGTATTAGGTAAGAAACTTGAAGATAGTAATGTAGTTCAAATTAGTTATATCGTAACAAATGGTCCTGTGACCAATGGTGCTAAAACCTTTACTTTTAATGGGTTGATGGAAGATGAGAATGGTGCAGCAATTACACTTCCATTTTCAATTGATACTCTTAATACAAAGTCTATTGCAGCAGGTGGAGCAGATATAGAGAATATTACTAAGATTAAATATAATGCTCCTAAGTACTATGGTTCTCAAAACAGAGCAGTTACAGTAAACGATTACAAAGCAATTGTTAGAAACATATATCCAGCAATAAGCGATGTTATTGTATTTGGTGGTGAAGAGCAAGTACCACCTGCATATGGCAAAGTATTTCTTTCAATAAAACCAACTGAAGCAGCTTCACTCTCTTCTTTTACTAAGAATCAATTGAGAGAAGAATTAAAGAAGTATACAGTTGCTTCTATAAGACCAGAATTTGTTGATCCTTCAATTCTATTTCTAGAGTTGGATAGTAAGATATATTATACTGGTACTAAAACAAAGTTACTACCTACTGAAATTGCAACTAAAGCATCAAATTCTATTGTTAGTTACTTAAATACTTCTGAAACTGAAAAGTTTAATGGTAAGTTTAGATATAGTAAATTTATTGGAGTCATTGATAAAGCAGATCGTTCTATCAATTCCAATGATACTGAGGTTACATTACGAAAAGATTTTATAGCACAGATTAATAGTTCTACTTACTACGAAGTTTGTTATCAAAATGCATTCAAAAAAGATTGTGATAACCCTGTAGTATCATCTACGGGCATGACAACCTTTGAGTTTCCCAATTATACTTCATATCTTGAAGATAGAGATGGCAAATTAGTACTATATACTCTAGATTCCATTACTAATGAGAAGATTTTATTAGATGATTCTGTGGGAACTGTTAATTATGATAAAGGTGAGATTGAAATGTTTGATTTCACTATCTTAAAGGGTAGTTTTTCTGATAATCGTATTGAGTTACGAGTGAAACCTGCCAATAAGGATATTGAAGTTAAACGTGAGGCATATCTAGACGTAGATGTGTCAAAAAGTAAATTCGTTGCTTATAAAGAAGAGTAGGTTAAATGCCAAGAACTGCGAATAAGATATCGTTCTTAGTTGAACAACAACTGCCTGATTTCATTAACGAAGAGTATGAACTGTTTAGTAAGTTTATACAAAAGTATTATGAGCAGGTGGAATTACAAGGCCAACCTTATGATATTATCACGAATCTTCAGACATATCGTGATATTGATTTTTATGAGCAAAATATACTAACACAGAATACTACTTCTGTAGGACTTGTTCAATCTAGTGATACCACAATAACTGTTGCTGATGCTACTTCATTTCCTAAGAATGGAGGATATGTTAAGATAGATGATGAAATAATTTTCTATCAGAAAAGAACAGATACTGAATTATTGGATCTTAGTCGTGGAGTAAGTGGTAATACTACTTTAGGAGATCTATATTCAGAAAGTACTTTTGTAACTACCCAAGCAGCACAACATAATAGTGGTTCTATAGTTCATAATATTAGCAATCTGTTTTTATATGCTATTATTAGAAGTTTTGAGAATGAATATCTAACAGATTTTCCTGAAGCATACTTAAATAATAGTGTTGACAAAAGATCTCTTATTAAGTATATTAGTTCTTTCTATCAATCAAAAGGAACTGAAAAATCTATTAAGTTCTTATTTAAATGTTTAATTAATGATGATCCAGAACCTACAGTTGTATATCCAACAGATTCTACAATAAAGAGTTCTGAATCAAATTGGGTTAATAACTATTCTTTAAAAGTAAAAATATTAAGTGGTAATCCATTAGACCTTGTAGGTAAAAGTATAACACAAACTATATCATCTGGTAATTATGCAACTGCTATTGTTGATAATGTTCGTTATACAGGTAAGTTTGATGGTGAAGAGTTATATGAGATCATTCTCAATGAAGCAAGTGTAAATGGTGAGTTTTCTATTGCTTCAAGAACAAAATTAAGAGTAGTGATGCAAAGCATCATTCAAGAAGGTCGTTTAGTTAGAGTTGAATCAACATTAGGTTGGGGAGATAAAGGAGAATTTAATATTGGTGATGAAACCATAACATTTGAAGAGAAGACAGTTAATACATTTCTTGTTAAAAATAGAAATGGTACTAGCAGTTATCCTATAGGTACACCTGTAACATATGGAGCTAATGTTAGTGGTGCTGGTGTTACTATGCTAGTTTATGGTGTTTTGTATAACACTGATATTAAGAAAGCAGCACCATATTCTAATCCAGGTGATGTTCTTGAAATATCTGAACCAGGATTTACTACAACTGATGTAAGAATATTTGATAGTCAGAATAATTTAAGATGGAAATTAACAGATCCTAATAAGATCCCTTATTCCACTGCTAATTACACAGATCTTGGATCTAAGATTGAAGAATTTGAAAATGATATATCTGCCATCTATGAAGATGGAGAAGGATATTATATTGCTTCTTCTGGTTGGCCATCACATGATATTATCAGTGCTGGTAGTACTATTCCTAGTGATGTAACAGATCAAAAGAATTTAAAAATTATTAGAAAGCATCCTATCTCAACTACTGAGATATATGAGACTAAGTATAGAGATGTTGGTATTGCTGTTAACGGAATACCGTTTTTAGGATATAAAGATGAAGATTATATATTAGATGGTCCTATTGAAAGTATAACAATTGTGTCAAAAGGAAATGGATTTAAAAATGATCCTTTTGTATTAATTGATGGATTTCCTAATCGTGCTTTAGCAGTACGTACTGGAGAAACAGTAGAATCTATAACTGTTACTGATGCTGGAAGTTATACTTCTGTTCCTGAAATAGAAATATTATCTGGTAGAAATGCTACTGCAACAGCTGTTGTTACTAACGGTGTTGTTACTAGTATTGTTGTTAATAATCCTGGTGAATATTATTCAACTCCCCCTATTGTTAGAATTACTGATTCATTAGGAAAGGGTAGATTTGCTGAATATACTTCTACAGTGGATAGTAATGGTGCTATTACTGGGTTTGTTAAAATTAATGGTGGAGATTTTTATACACAAACTAATATTGTTGTTGATTTAATACCTGTTGGATCAGGAGCAACTAGTGTTGCTAAAATTAAAGAGTGGAGAAAAGACAGATACTTTATTAATAAGAATAATGTAGATTTTGAGAATGGATTTTTCTTTCAGAATTTTGATTCTGCTAAAGGTTATGGATATGCTTATTATGCCTCTCCTACTACATTAAGAACAAATGATACAGGATCCACTCATTCACCTATTTTGGGATTTGCATATGATGGCAACCCCATATATGGTGCTTATGGTTATACAGACCCACTAGACAGTTCTAGTACTGTCACACAGATGACTCCTAGTTATACTAGAAATTCTGAAAGACTTAGTGGACCTTCTATATCTACCTATCCTATAGGTACTTTTATTAATGATTATACTTTTACTGATGATTCTGGAACTTTAGATCATAATAATGGCCGTTTTTGTGTTACTCCAGAATATCCTGAAGGAACATATGCTTATTTTATTACTGTAGATTCTTCTGATAAACCTTTATTCCCATATATTTTAGGGGAAAATTATTATTCTTTACCATTAGATTCAAATTATAATTCCACTATATCTCAAAATGATGTACCTCGTAATGCTAATAGATTAAGAAGTTCTGATATTAGTAAGAATGGTGTTTTATCTCGTGCTATTATTAAGAATGTTGGTAGAGGATCTGTAGCATCAGCATCTGTTGGTAGTAGTGATTCTAATTTTTCTGTTGGTGGTCAATTAGTAATTGATAATGAAGGTACAGATGGAATTAATGCTGCTGGTGAAATTGAATCTGTTGAAGGAAAAGATGTAATATCAATTGATTCACATACAAATAAAATTAATTATATTGAACTTATTGATATTGGATATCTGTTTGATGGTGATACTATTACACAAGCAAATACTGGTGTTCAAGGTATTATAGTTGGTGATGTATTTTCTGCTAAGAAATTTGCTTTGAGCAATGTATCAGGTACTTTTAATAGTACAGATGTACTATCTTCAAATACTAAAGTAATTAATCTTTTTCTAGATCAGAAATCTTCTTATAGCAAATCAGCTACATTATCATTTAGTGATGGTGTTAATGCTCCAGTAGCTACTGGTAAAATTTTAGAAAGTACAATTGATCAAAATAGTGTTAAAATTAAAGTTTTAACTGGTGATTTTAGTGTTTCTGGTGATTTATTCTTAAGTAGTTCCGATTTAATTAATACTACTGGTTCAAAGATTGTTTCTATAAATTCTTTAAGTGATAATCTTATTCCATTCAATATTCAGGATAACGTAGCATTACTTACTACTTCTGATACACATGGTGTTGCTTTAAACGAAAATATTAATATTGATATCAATCCTAATGATTCTTTATCTACAACAACATATCACGTAAGGAAGAGAATTTATCAAGAAGCAATCCTTAAGAACGTAGTCATAGCAACGACTCTCAACGATACTGGTGTTGGTAGAGTTAACATATTGAATAGTGGTGGTGATTATACTACTAACGTATATAATGACATTGTATTAACTGGTGGAAAAGGAGATGGTGCAAAAGCAAAAATTGTAGTTTCTTCTGCTGGTCTTGTTAGTGAGGTAACTATTACAGATAAGGGATCTGGTTATAGTAAATATGATTTACTTAGTGTTGATGTTGATGTTTTGAGTAAAGGAGTAGGTTCTACAGAACCAGATCTTCAGTTACTTGTTGATCATGTTGGATTTGCTAGTGAAAACTTAAAATTGAATGTTAGTAATTCTGATAAGATCACTGTTGGTGATAAATTGCAAATTGGTAGTGAAATTGTAACAGTTAAAACTAAATCAGGTACTATCTTAACTGTAAGTAGAGGAGATGCTGTTGATCATTTTGATGGAGCAAAAGTTTCTGTTTATAATTTTGGATATAACTTTACAGATAATTATTCTGTTGGTACTAATGATGCTGATGCAGCATTAATATCTTATGATTCATCTACCCAGAAAGCAATATTCGTTTGGGATTATAATAAAACATTATCAACTATTAATGAAATAACTTTATCAACAGTATTTTATGATAATAGTGTTGATAAGAAATTGGTAGAAATAGTATCACTTACTCCACCAAGTCTTTATTTTGAGTTTTCTTCTGATAATTCTACTTTTACAAGAAATCCTATAATTGATATTAAAGAGTATTACAGATATAAATTTGACACTTCACATACTTCTATGATTGGTGTTGGATTTGATATATCTCCTAGTAGATCTTTTAATCTTGTTACACCAGAAAGAACTATACAAATAAACAATCAATGGATTGATATTAAGTTAGGATTTGGATCAAGAGTTAGTACCAATCAATATAATACTAAAGAAGATATATTATACAAAAAGTATTACTATTATGATAGGGATGGAATTGTTAATTCTGAGTTATCATATTTTAATGTAATTAATGATCCTTTACAAGGAGAAAAAACTGCCTTATATGTAACATCAGATAAGATCTTATATTCTACTAAAATTAAAGCATCTCATGATGGTACTGGAAATATTAAATATATTTCTAAATCTTTATTTTCTGTTGGTAAGATTAACACAATTAAAATTACTAATATTGGTAAAGACTATAAGAAGATTCCTATTGTCACAGGAATTTATGATAGTGAAGGTAAAATTAATACCACTACTAAGTGTTTCTTAGGAAGTTTGGATATTGGTATTCCTAGAACTATTAATATAGAAAATAATGGTGGTTCATATCATAATGATTTAACTATAAAGTCTAGTATAAGATCAAATTATATTTTGGTTGTATCTAATAATAGTGGCAATTTTAGTTTGGGTGAAACAATAGTACAGAGATCGGGAACAAAGGAACTTGCACGTGCAAGAGTAACCTCATGGAGGAAAGGATCTAATATACTTGTTGTTGATAGAATAACTGGAATATTAAGAGAGAATTTACAAATTATTGGATTAGCAAAAGGTTATACAGCTATAGTTAAAACAATTGATTATACTGAGTTTAATCCAGTTATTAAAACTTATTTTGATAATTTAGGAAAATATACATCTGATTATGGAAAGGTAAGTGATTCAAATCAAAGAATACATGATTCTTTTTATTATCAAGATTATTCTTATCTTGTACGATCTAAGACTTCAATTGATACGTGGAGATCTTTAATAAAAGAAACTACTCATCCTGCTGGATTCCAATTATTTGGTGAAGTTGATATTGAGTCATCTGCTCGTGCTCTTATGAGCAATAATACATCAAGTTCAAGATCTAGTGTTCTTGAACTTGGTTCTGGGGCAAAGATTACTGTACAGAGTACTAAAAAACAAATTACACAATATCTTGTATCAACACAAACTCATGCTGTAGAGACAGGAGTTGGTTCTGTATCATTTGATACATCAAATACTAGTGAGATTAAAGCAAAGGGAATCAAATTAACTCCTGAATTTGATGGTGCTTTATCAAACAAAGGTAATTTATCTGGGAGAAAAACATTTACCATAATTGATTATAATAACAACCTTGTTTCTCCTTATAATGATCAAGCATTATTAATTACTCTTGATGGTATATTTCAAGAACCTGGTGTTGCTTATACTATAAATGGAAGTCAAATAACTTTTGCACAACCTCCTTTAGGAGCAACTGTTAAAGATGGACAGGAAGTTCCTGGTGTTAGATTTTATGCAAAACATTATCAGTTCAAGAATGATACTTATAATGCAAAATATCTCAGGAAGATTAAGAACATTTTCCAAAAGAATGGAAGATGGATTGATGCTGCCAATCAATTAGAACGTAATAAAGAATATATTCAATCAGAAGCTTTAGGATATATTAAAAATAAGTATAGTACTGTAAAATGGGGAACTCTAGAGAGTACTTGTTATAGAGATATTGGATATATTGTTGATGCATTATCTCATGATTTGAGATTTGGTGGAAATCAAGGTATAGTTGAATCTATTGAAAAGTATTTCAATAATGACATTCTTGATTTTATAACAGGGGAGTTACAAGAAACTATAGAAGCATATGAATATGCTGTAGAACTTGCTAAACTAGCAGTAAATAATCAATTACCTGTAGGTACATATACTACAGTAGAGCCTTATGCAAATACAAATATAATAGTTGATTCTGCTGATGATAAATGTGAAGATGTAATTTCTGCTTTATCTACACTTTCCACTATTATAAGAACAGTATTTACTGGTGGTGTTGGTGTAGTTCCTGTTTCATATCCAGATTATATTGATGGTAAGAATACAATATTTGAATTATATTATGAAGATGGTAGTGGTGTTGATACTGATCCCAATGAAGACTTATTGATTGGTATTAGTGGTGTCATACAACATGATTCTTCTTATAGTATTGATAGAACATCTGTACCAAATAAAGTAGTCTTTACAAGTCCACCTTTATGGGGTCAAGAAGATAACACTAAGACATTACAGGAACCATTAGCGGTTGATAAATTCTTTGCCCATAGTATTGGTAGTTACTTTAGATGTGAAATAGATACACAATATATTTCTTCTGGTGGTTCTAATGGTCCATTTTTAATTAAGAGTAGTTCTGATAAGAAAGTAGTTAGTATTACAGATCAACAATTTGTTTTGGTCTTTGTTGATGGAATATGGCAAAGATATATTGATTCATATACTATTAATGAATCTTCAATCACATTCACGAGGAATATTTCTCGTGATAGTAAAGTAGAGATTATATGTTTATATGGAAGAGATATTAGTCAAAGTATATCTTTATATGATTTTGAAAGAAATCAATATTACAATGATATTACTTTAACTTGTCATGCAAATGATCCTGCGAATGATTTTGCTGATTGGAGACAACTAAATCCTTCTGTTGCTTACCAGAAAGATGGTGATACTAAGAAGATTATTGGTAGTATAAAAAATTATTATGTTGAAGATCATGAATTAGTAATTACTTTATGTGGACGTAATCCAGACTTTGATAGTACAAATGTATTCTTTGCTTCAAAGGATGATTATAGTGATGAGTATGAACTTACTGATACTAACGATACTATATTGGTGAATGATGATTATCGTTTACAGAGAAATGCTTCCAAATGGTTATATGGAAGTAAGAGTGCAGATGAAGCATTCTATACTAAGAAAGGATTAGCAAATTTAAGTTCTGGCGATTTAATTAAAATAAGTGGTGAAGATGAATATAGAACCATTAATGAATTACCACAATATTTAAATACAAAAACTTATATTCCAGGTGATGATCCTTCACAGAGTTTCTTTGGATCCGCAGCTACTACAAATTATAATGGAGAACAGAGAGGAACTGGACTTAGTGTTACTTGTACAGTTTCTGGTGGTGAAGTAGACAGTATTACATGGGATAAAGGAGTTGATGTTCATGGATATGAGACTGCACCTATACTTCATTTTGTTCCTGTAAATAAAGCAGGTGGTGGAGCAAGAGCAGAAGTTATTATTGAAGGTGGTACTGTTATTGATATAGTACTAACAAATCCTGGATCTGGTTATACCGATGCACCTAGAATTATTGTTGCAAAGCAATACGATATAATGAAAGGAAATAGAAAGATTGATCCTTTCTATACAGTAATTATTACTCCTTTAATTAGAAACGTCTCATTATCTGGAGCTCTTTATATGGAGAGCGATGTCACCTTTATCACTGGTATCGGCGGTGGAGGCGGCGGTGGCGGCGGTGGCGGTGGAGGAGGCGGTGGTGGTGGAACCACAACTCCAACAATACCAGGAACTGCAATAGTTGTTGATACTTCAGCGACATTAACGGTTGATTTTGATAATTCAATTCAGATAACTTCTATTATTGATTCTGTAGGAATTGATACTGCTACAACTTTAGCAATACCACAGGAGTTAGTTCTTTTCCACCCAACATCAGTAACATCTGGTGGCACAACTCTTGCTAAGGTCTTTAAACAAATTACTCATATTCATACTGGTGGTGATGTTAGAATGGGAATCCCAACTTATTATATTGATCAATATGGGAATCGCCGTGTTGGTCCTCCTGGTGGAGGAGGCGGTGGAGGAGGTGGAGGCGGTGGCCTACCTCCTGGTGGCGGTGGTGCAGTTGGTAAGACAACTGTATACGAATTAGGATTTGTTGATCATCGTTATTACAATCCTTCTTGGAATCCTTCCGCACCTACTAACCTACATAATATGACAATGAGACCATCATTCTTCATGTGGGAGAATGCGAAATTCATGGATACAGGTAACATCGTAGATGATACAGGATTAGGAGTTTCCGCTTTAACTATTGATGAAATGTCTAGATGGGGCTATGACCTAGCAGACTTCGCAGATAATGCAATGTCAGGTATAGCAGATGCTGGATATGCTTTCAATGTTGGATATCCTTCTATAAATCACTATCTTGGTCAGTTACAGACTAGCGATTTACCTAATGAGAATGGTGGAGGTTACCTTGCTACGAATGCAGTTGTGTATGTAGAATCCACAACTAATTTCCCTACAACAGGAACTATATTAATTGGTAGAGAACAGATTTCTTATACTGGTAAGTTAAGTGATCGTTTTACAGGATGTACAAGAGGTGTTAATGGTTCACCTATTGAAGCTCACTCTATAGAGGACTTCTTCAGAAGTGCGTAATAAATACGTATAAATAAACCAGATTCAGTCTTACAAAATCACGGCAATTAGACAATGGCAGCTATTATTTCAGAAAAGTTTAGAATCTTCAATGCGAAGCAATTTCTAGAGTCGCTTAGTGAAGCGGCTCCAACCAACATGTATTTCTTTGTTGGTAGACCACAAAAGTGGTACAGTTACGTTGAAGTCTATAATGTGACTGGTACTTGGAACACAACAGATACAGTTGATGGTGGTGGGTTGACCGCAGTACAAGTTGTTGCTGCTTATCCTAACAGTCTTTTACTTTCACATACGGGAGCAACTATATCTCCTGCTGTTGGAACCGTACTTACACAGGCAAATAGTGGAGCAACTGCGGTTGTTAAAACATATAGATACGCTACTGAGGACACTCCTCCTGCTCCTATAGACAATGCTAGTGAGAAAGCTGCCGTATATGATGATTTGATTGCTGCCAAGCGTGTTACAGATCAATTTGCTCGTTCTGTTGCTCCTCGTTTCAACTGGAGTTTAACAACAAACCCTAAATTTGATATGTATCGTCCAACATATTCTCCTACTGCTGCTGGTGGAGGTACAGTTGGTGTACAAACTGCGTTGGGTGACAATTCATTATCTGGATCTAAGTTTTATGTGATGAACTCCAACTATGAGGTGTTCAAATGCCTTTATAATGGAGAAACTCCTGCTAACCCAACAGGTCAGAATGCTACTAATGAGCCTAAGACAACACCTACAGCAGGTCAAGGAACATATGCTGATGGAGTTTTCACGGAAGAGTCTGGAACTGCTGGATATGTTTGGAAATATATGTACACCTTAACAACAGGTGAAGTTATTGCATTCTTGTCAAGTGACTTTATGCCTATTGGTGCATATGCTGGAACTGCTTCTGTTGATGGTGCAATTCATGTTGCTGTAACTACAAACGGTGGTGCTAATTTACCAACAAGTGATGATTTATATGTACCTATTGATGGTGATGGTACTGGTGGTAAGGTTAAGATTTCAACAACTGCTGGTGGAGTTATTCAAACTACATCAATTGAAGCAGCTGGTTCTGGATACACTTATGGTAATGTACGTTTAGTTAACGGAAACGTATATACAGATGCTGCTCTTACAACTACTGCTACAGTTGCTGCAAATGCTTCTGGTGCTGTTGAAGTTGTAATATCACCTGAAGGTGGTCATGGTTTTGATCTTGCTGCTGAATTCTTTGCTAAGAGAGTTATGATGAATATTCGTCTAACTTATGCAGAAGGAGATGGTGATTTTCCAGTAGATAATGATTTCCGCCGTATTGGAATACTTCAAGATCCATATGAGTATGGTACTACAACCGTTGCTACTGCAAGTACTCTTAGTGGAACACATGCATTAAAATTAACTGGTACTGGTGATTTTACTCCAGATACTGAGATTACTCAAACAGTTACTGGCGGTACTGCTAAGGGTAGAGTTGTTTCATGGGATTCAACTAATGGTGTATTGAAATATTTCCAATCTCCTGAACTCCATACTGATAATGGAGTTGTTAGAGCATTTGATCATGCTACTAATGATGTAACCGATGGGACTACTGCACGTCCTATTGATGGAACACAAGATACATCATTTAATGGAATTGCCTTTACAGATGGTAAAGCTACCCCTGAACTCGCTCCTAACTCTGGAGATATAGTATACATAGAGAACAGAAGACAAATTACCAGAGCTGCTGACCAAATAGAGGACATCAAGCTTGTAATTGAATTCTGATCTTATCCAAAAAAAGAGAGATAAAGTGAGATGCCTCAGAAGACGAACCTAAACGTAGCTCCATACTACGATGATTTTGCCCAGGATAAGAACTTCTATAAGGTGCTCTTTCGCCCTGGATATTCCATCCAAGCGAGGGAGTTAACCCAGTTACAGTCTTCTCTGCAAAATCAAATTGAGAGTTTTGGTAAATATGCCTTTAAACAAGGTGAACTGGTAATACCAGGTGAAGTTGCTCTTAATACTAAACTAAATTTTGTTAAACTATCATCCGTAACGGAAATTCCAACTAATGTTGATGGAAATATAGTTTATAAAAAATATGATATAACCTTATTAAAGGGACAACAATTAAAAGGTGTTACATCTGGTGTTGTTGCTAGTGTAGTTGAAGCAACAGTTGCTACAGAAACATCTTCTGATGTTGTATATGTTAATTATGTTAACAGTGGTAATTCAGGTAATGAGGATACATTCCGACAAGGTGAGACCCTAGAGGTCGTAGATGGCGTTAATACACCACTGATGGTGGTTGGAACCGATGGAAGCGTACTTCCTACTAGTATTTCTATTACTGATCCTGACACAGGTGCATCGTCATCGTTAAACAGTCCTGCAATGGGATTTGCTTCTGCTGTTAAAGTAGAGGAAGGAATTTATTTTGTTAATGGATATTTTGTAAGAAATTCAGAACAACTTTTAATAGTTGACAAATATTACAACAAACCATCTGCTAAAGTTGGATTTAGTATTACCGAAAGTCTTGTCTCAGCAGAATCAGATGAGTCTCTTTATGATAA